GCGGTCAGCCTGCACAACGGCTGCGCTCGCAGCGGTGTCTGCATCCAGCTTGGCCTGATCGCTCTGGGCCTCGGCGTTCAGGTTCGCCTGTTTGCCCGATTGAATCGAGCTGTAGGCCGAGTAAGCCGTCGCCCCTGCAATCAGTGCGTAAGCCGCCATTGCTGCGGTAACTGCCATATCAAAGCTCCTTCATGAGCAGAGGGCCAAAATGATTAAGTCCGCATGACTGGTAGAGCCTGGTGGTGCCCTCGACATTCACACCGGTACCGATACCCATGTGCAGTTGCTTGGCGCCTTTGAGGATTGCCCACTGCTCAAAGGTCTGGATCAGTCGAGTCGCCGTGATACCGCTGCGCCGGCTTGGCTCAATGAAGATCGAGTAGTCATAGGCAATCAGGTCATCGCTGAACCACTGATCAGTGATGCCGCCCGCCATGCCCCCGACAACCTCGCCTCCGATCTCAGCTACGAAGACCACGCCGGCCATCCCATTGATAAGGCCGTGTAGAAAGCTGGCCGACTTTTCAGGGCTGTACGCCATTTTTGAATAGTTGCTGGTGGCATGAAGAATCGCCCCCAGTTCAATAAGCCGGGGAACGTCGGAATGCTTGGCGGGCCTGATCATGGGTACATCCTCAATCGTTGAACGTGGCTTTTTTAATGACGCACAAAAGGTGGAACGGCAGCGGCTGGTCTTGCTCGATCAGCAGCGACGCCTGGCCACGCTCCCACCCGAGGTTCTCCATCCGATGCACACCGGTGAACAGTTCAGGCGGTTGATCCAGCACCTGCACACCGAAGTTTCGGAACGCCACGGTCTGCCCGTTGATCTTGCAACCGATGGTGTCGAGGAATCGCAGGGTGACTTCGCCAATGCGCATGCTGTTGCCCTGCACGCTGCCGGTGCTGCCTTGAACCTCAGGGGTGAGGGTCCGTATTTTGGTTTTGAAGTTGAGACCGATCTGCACGACGAAGGCCTTGCGCGGGAGCGTTACCTGTCCGCCGACAACGACCTGCTGCTGCATCACGGCGCCGTCCGCGACGATGTCCACGGTCTTGCCTTCCAGATGGGCGAGGCCGCCCCACACGGTAGCGCCTGGACCGCTGACAGCATTGATCCCGCAATCCACGCGCGTGCCGGGAACGAAGCGCTCGATGTAGCGCACATTCGACCCATTGACGTTACGCACGACCACGCACCACACCTGGTCGCCAATGTCAGAAGGGATCGAGGCCACCGATTGAAAGGTGCCTTCGGTCAACTGGCGCGCCCAGCCAACAACGTCTTGATCGCGGTCCACCGTCATGGTGGCGATCACCCCGTCATTGCGGACCATGTACAGGATCGACTCAGGCTCTTTCTGGTAGGCCATGTCGTGAATGCCTGACTTCGTGGCGTGCTCCGACAGCACGGACATGTCAGGAGAACCGAAGGTGTCCGAGTCGTATTTGTAGGCCATGGCCCGCAACTTGCGGTTGGCTCGCTGGACGAAATACAGCTCGTTGCCAATGCGAACAGGGCGCACGGTGTTGCAGCCGTAGACGGATGGGTTTTTGGCGCGGATGTTGGTCGGGGTGATTGCCTTCTCAACACCGCCGCTCACCGTGAACTCACCACCATAGGTCAGCGGGATCAAGGCGTTGATCTGGCCCAGGTGCAGGATTGGGTTGATCTGGTCGGACGACAGGTTGTACGCGATCGCGTCATCGTCCCGGGTACCGAGTTCGAAGTTCAGGTACTCGCCTGTGCGGGATTCCCAAATGGTTTGCGGGTAATTCAGCGAACCACCCACAGCCAGGCGCTGCTCAAACAGAGTGCCGGCCCGTGGATAGCCATCGGCGTCATTCCACACTGAGGCCTCAAGCGACCAGGCATTCGCCGGCGAAGCAACTGCCGAGGTTGGTGCCGTTCTGATAAGGGCGGAAACCACGGTAGGGCTGGTGTAGGTGGTGATTTCAAGCAGGCCGCCGTTGATCTTCACGAACTTGCCCACGTCCCCGCCGCGCCATCCATCAGCCGCCAGGGTCATGCTCACCGACGCGCCAACGGGGCCAAAGGCGCTCAACGTGTTGGAGGTCTGCGGTGATCCCTTGATCGACCAAGCAGGCCGAACGGGTGACGCGAAGGCGTTCAACACCTCGGCAACGGCAACCAGCGCACTGGAGACAGCGGTGATCCTGGCAACACCGCCGCCCGACCAGACCTCACGCCCGACGTCAGAAACCAAGAAGGCCGGCCCGGCCGCGGTTAGAGTTCGGCCAACGCCGACACTGGGGTCACTGATGGCCAGCGGTGAGACGAAATCCTGACCCTTCTCTTCGAATGGCTTGGTCACAAACGGTGCCGGGGCGAGGCTCCATTCGGTATCGGTAAAGCGTCTCAGCCTTTGGATGGGCAGCAGGCTGTTGAAAATGAACATCGTGTCAGCGCCCTGCACGTAGTTCGTCCGGTCCAGCATGTCATGGCTGTACGGGGTCACCAGCTCAACGCCGGTGTAGGTGCCGTTCGGGTAGTAGATCCTCACGTAGAAATCACCGAACTCGCACATGTAGGCCTGTTCGGTGTTGAACACGTAGGGAATGAGTCGAACGTTTTTGTTGGCAAACTTGGCAGCAGCGCACATCAGTGTGCCGTCACGACGCACCGCACCGCCGTGCACCACTGGCCATGCGTTCTCCATCGTCTCGGCGCCGTTCTGGTACCGCGCCAGATCGACACGGCCCATCATGCGAGGCGATATTTCGCCGGCGGTGAAGTTGGTCTGAATGAGCGACAGGCGAGGCATTACCAGCCACCTCCGAACCGTGCTGAGAGCAAGCGCTCATCACCCAGTGTCTGCGGCGGGTCTTCCTGGCCATCAACCGCGCGAGCACGGCGCAAGGCTGCTTCCAGCTTGGCCTCGAACGACTGCTGCAACGCTGACGACTGAGTGACCGGATAGGCCAAAGATGCGGCCATAGCCAGCGTAACCAGCTTGATCAGCGTGGCATCCCAACTGCTTTCGACTTCGTTTCGGTACACATAGCGCAGTTCCAGCACGGTGGTGTCGGCCTGGATGCTGCGGCCTTCCACCAGGTAATCGATCTGACAACCGGCGGCGCCGACTTCCAGCACACGCAGCAGGTCAGCAGGCAGTTCAAAGGATTGGCCGTAGCCGAAAGAAGGGGCGGCAGCGTCTGGCGCCAGAACAGCCCGCTTGATGGCGCAGTTCCAAGGGTGCGAGCGCAGCATGTCGTCGCGCACAGTTGGGTAAAGGTTGGCGCAGAGCTTGGCGCGGTCCAGATTCGCCTGGTCGGCAAAGTCGTTGATGGTCTGCGAGCCGAGCATCAGCAGCGCGTTGGAGCAAATCGAAACCCCGGTTGCCGTGGCCATCGTCAAAACCTCCAGATAAAAAGACCGGGGCACGCGGCCCCGGTTAAATAATTGCCATCCATGGCGCCACGATTAATTGCCGTCGACGTACTGAAGCTTCAGCCCCACGGTGCCCGCGCCAGTTGCAGCAGCGGTCAGCGTGATGGCCACGTCGTATTGCTTGCCAGGGTCAGCGGCGAGGCCCAAGGCCTGCCACAGGGGTTTCTCGACGTCAGCCAGGCCGAAGCCTGCCCCAGCGTCTGCCGGGTCTGCTTCGTGGGTCACGTCAACGTTGACCAGCGCAGCGGTAAGGGCCTGAGCCGACGCGAAGAAGTCCACGTCTACTGCGGCGCCGGCGTTGACCGAGCTGATGTCGTAGATACCGATATCGCCAACCGCGGTGGTGATCGCATCGCAGGACAGCAGCAGACGGGACACACGGTCGCCGGACTTGATGCGCATCAGACGATAGATCGAGGCGATGGAGTCGGTAGCAGTGGCTTCGACGAAGCCGACACGCTCACGCAGCCGGCCACCGTCGAGCTTCTGCGACGTCAGGGTTTGAGGGAATGCGTCACCATTGGTGACAGCAGTGGATTTGGTGGTGACTACGGCCATGATTGAGCTCCTGAATTAGGGGGAGAAGGTGAAGCAAGCGACCCTTACGGATCGTTTGCCGCGATTTCCACAACCTTCTCTTCTTCCACCCGCACAGAGCCGATGGACATTTTGGCGTAGATGCGAACGTTGAAGCCCTTGCCCGCGTCTTCACCGACCTTGGTCATGATGTCCGCGCCTTTGCCCAGCGTTACGCCGGATTTGGCGTAGGCGTAGGCGAAGCGGGTTGCACCGACCTTCGGCAGACGCTCGGACGGAATCCAGTTGAAGCCCATCCACTTGCCCTTGAGCGTGCCGCTCTGGAGCATCTGCGCGGCCAGGAAGTCAGCCGATGTCAGGGTGGTGTCGGCCAGGATGTCGTTGAGTGCCTGGGCGTGGTAGATCATGTACAGCTCTTCGCCGGCTTCCTCGTCCGCTTCGTTGAGGCGGAACATCTTTTTCGCCTGGATGATCTTGGTCTTGGT